AGGGGAAGCTTCGATGTCATCAAACCAAAGAATACGGCTTTGTTTGGTGGTATGTACTTACCAGGTAACAACGATGATTGCTTTTCAAACTATGACTTCCCAGAAGAATAAATGGCGGTTAAAAAACGAACAGAAACTAATTAAACTTTATGACGTTAAATCAGATTATCAAAAAAATTCAGACTCAAGCAGAGTCCCACAAAATGGTGGGAAAGTTCGCAGTAGGGGCTGACTTTGATTTTGCAGTTGAGGAAGTTAAATACTATCCTTTGGTTTGGTTAGTTCCTAACGGTTTTCAGTTTAACACAGAAACAAGATTAGTGACTTACAACTTTGAACTTATGGTAATGGATAGAGCCTTTGAAAGTAGCTCTAACACTATTGAGGTGCTTAGTGATAGTGCAGGAATTATTTTAGACATTGTCACACTTCTTCGTAGAAACGTGACTGAAACAGACTTTGAATTAATTGTAAATGCAGCAGCAGAACCATTTTTTGATAGCAGCACAGACGTTGTTGCTGGTCATTCTATTAGTGTTAGCGTTAACACGCCCTACCTCGAATCCTACTGTGACATCCCCACCTGATACGAGTAGGCTAATAATTATCAGAGAAATCTATGAGATTGAAAAAAAGCATGACAGTATTTACAAAGTGTTTGCTGATAGCATTACTTCTGTTAACACCACAGAGAGTCTATTGTCAATTCTCAGACACCACGATAAAAGAAATTAATTTGCGTCTATTGGAGTTGCATAAGTGCAGACAAAAACAAGAAAAATTCATGCAGTTAGCATCTCAAGATAGTGTAACAATTCAAGAGCAGCACAGTCAAATCATTAAATTAAAGAACGACAACTTTGAAATAAAAGGTCAACGAAATAGGTACAGAGATTTTTGTATTATCAGTTGGTCTGTTTTGATTTTGTCTATATTACTATGAAGAACAATGTACACCGTTTCGATGCAGAATTTAAACCTAAAAAAGTACTACTCATCTCTGACATCCATTGGGATAATCCCAAATGTGACCGTGATATGCTTAAACGTCATCTTGACCAAGCCAAAGAGTTAGATGCAGACATCTTATTTAATGGAGACACTTTTTGTTTAATGCAAGGGGCTTACGATCCTCGTAAAAGCAAAAACGACATCAGACCTGAACACAACAAAGCAAACTATTTAGATGCGGTTGTAAACGATGCTATTGAATGGTTTAGCCCTTATGCTAATTTGATTAAAGTTGTAGGATACGGAAACCATGAAACAAACATTTTAAAACGTCAAGAAACAGACGTAATTGATAGATTTGTTTTTGGTCTAAATTCTAAGAATGGTACAAATGTAGAAGTAGGCGGTTACGGTGGTTGGATAGTCTATAACTTTATAAGACACGGCACACAAGTAAACTACAAGATAAAGTATATGCACGGCTTCGGTGGCGGTGGAGCAGTTACTAAGGGAACAATCCAATTTAACCGAATGTCTACTTATGTAGAAGGTGCTGACATGATTTGGATGGGACACGTTCACGAAGACCATGAGTTAACATACACGGTTGAAAGAATAACATCTCATTTGAATGTTGAGTTAAGAGACATTTTAATGATTAGAACCGCAACCTACAAAGAAGAATATAATCAAGGAAAAGGCGGTTGGCACGTTGAACGTGGAGCATCTCCTAAGCCTACAGGTGGCAGATGGTTAGAACTGCATCCACAGAGAACCAAGAAAGAAGGGCAAGAACTCGTTAAAATAAACGCTTTTACATATAAAACACTATGAGAGTAAAAGTAAACTTTGTGTTCCAAGAAGAAAACATTGATCCAATATACAAAAAGTTGGGGTTAGAAATGGATGCAGACGCTTTTGAGATAGTAGAAGAAGGTTGGTTAAACCTAAATCATGTCATTGCTGCGTCAGAGTTTTATGAACTTACACAAGTTTATTGCACAGGTGGTCACACTTTTTTAATAGATTTGCCGTTAATAGAATTTGAAGCACTATGGACGTAGTTAACAAACCAGCACACTATCAGGGTAAAGTAGAAGCCATAGATGCGATTGAATCATCAATGACAAATGAAGCATTTAAAGGTTATTTACACGGTAACTGTCTTAAGTATCTTATGCGTTTTACTCGTAAGAATGGACAGGAAGATTTGCTCAAAGCACAATGGTATCTCAACAAACTTATTGAAATCAATGGCAAGAATAGAACTCTCTAATATCGACTACATCCTAAAATGGGAAGGCGGTCTAAGTAAGCACAAAGCGGACACAGCAGCACGTCACCCAGTACCTGACGGAAGCGGATATCACACGAACAAAGGAATCACTTGGATGGTTTGGAAAGGTATTTTCGGAACTACTAATGAATCTATTGAATCTTTTTACAAGATGCCCAAAGACAAGTGGGTGCAAGTCTATCAGAGATATTGGGACGGTTTAAACTGCACTAAAATCGAATCTCAAATCATAGCTGAATTTTGGGCTGACTTTGCATGGGGTTCAGGAATAGGCGGTTCATCACGTCAGTTGCAGCGTTTTTTGAACTCTCACGGCTTTAATTTAAAAGTTGATGGTAAGATAGGGCAATTCACAATTAGTGCCTTAAATAGCCTTATTGAGCGTCACGGTGAGAAATGGGTTTTTGAATCTTGCTACTCTTGGAGAGTTCACTTTTTGCAAAGTTTGACTTCATTCAAAGATTTTGGAAAAGGTTGGATAAATAGATTACAAGACTTTTACATTTACGCACAAAGACGTTGGCAACCTTAGACGACATAGGGAAAAAGTTTAGCGACTTTAATCCTGCTGGAGACAAAGGGATTCAAGGCATACTCCAAAATTGGGGCAATGAACTTATTTCTAAATTTCGTGCTAATCTTCAAAAAAATAAATCACTTGCATCTCGTAGACTTTACTCAGAGATAGAGCCTGATATTTCACCAACGAAAACAGGTTATAGTCTGCAAATAAAAATGCTCGACTATTACAAGTGGGTTGAAGATGGTAGACCACCGACAAGAACAAATACTCCATCTAACCCAACGCTTCAGAAATCTATTGAGCAATGGATCATAAATAAAGGAATTCAAACAAGGACTTCTAAGAATCAGTCACGAGCTGAAAGTGTCAAGAGCCTGGCTTATGTAATTGCAAGAAAGATTCACCGTAAAGGCACTAAGGCACGTCCTTTCATTTCTCCTGCATTGAATGACAAGATGTTGCAGACTCTTTCCGATAGAGTAGGTAAATATATCGCTGATTCTTTAGCGTCATAGTTCTGTCAATAAAGAAAAATAATTTTCTATTAAGGAAATTTATTTTATCTTTGCTGCATGGAACTACAAGAAATCATAAATCTTATTAAAGTAAAAAGAAAGCACGGACTCGTGAAACGAGTATCCGAGCAAACAGGCGTATCAATGCCTACCGTTAGAAAGTATCTTGACGGTGACGTTATTAATCCAAAGGCTATGTTGGTTATCAAAACTGCATTAGAGGAGGTTTCAAGATGAAAGTTGAAGTAAACGTATATGTACACGACAAAGAGGTACAAATAGTCTTTGATGACTCTTTTACTTTTATATACGACAGAATGGAAGTTGAAGACGCAATCATCGAACACCATTTCAAGAAATTTGAAGAGGTTATTTCTAAGGATGACGACAGTAGTCCATACGAGGTAACTTACAGAGTAGATTTAGAGCATATCAAAGAACACGAACTATATCGCATTATTCAAGAAACACTATGAAAACATCAGAGAAAATAACAAACTTAACTAAGGCAATGTTTTGCTTTCAAACCAAAGTATCAGCAGTTAAGAAATCTGCTAACAACCCACATTTTAAATCAAAGTACGCTGACCTATCGGCTATTCTTGAAGTCATTAACCCTATCATGATAGAATGCGGTCTACTGGTTACACAACATCCAAATGAGGATAGTCTTGTAACTACCGTTTACCACGCTGAATCAGGCGAATGGATGCAGAGTGAACAGGTGTTAAGAATGAAGGATTTAAATAACCCTCAGCAACAAGGCTCTGCAATTACTTACGCAAGACGTTATGCCTTAGCTTCTATCTTTAATCTTAACCAAGAAGACGATGACGCAAATAGTGCCACAGGCTACCAGGTGAAAGCGGTAAAAGAAGAGATGACACCTAAGCACCCATTGTGGAAGAAAGCAGTTGACCATATCGCAAAGGGAGGCTCTATTTCTGACGTTACTGAAAAGTACATTGTAAGTGCAGATAACATTGCAATTTTGACGGCTACTAAATGAATGATATCACAAGGATGGAAATTAGAAAATATATGAAACTATACACAGAAGAAGAAATCATAAGAGCCATTGAATTAAGTGATGGTCGTTCAATAGATGAAGTATTAGCAGGATTAACACCCATTCAACTACCAAGTGATGAGGAAATATATGAACAAGCAAAAAGTCAATCTACCTTTGCTCCATCATTTATTTATGGAGCAGAGTGGATGCGTGATAAAATAATCGGAGGTAAAAAATAATGCAAATTACAATAACACAACAGGAAGAACTTTGGCAGGAGGCGAGACTATCTCGCTTCACTGCTTCAGAGATTCATAAGCTGATGGGAAGTTCTCGCAGCGGTGACACACTAAGCAAAACTGCTGAGACTTTTGTCTACGAAAAAGCAGCAGAGATTCTCACAGGTCAACGCAAAGCCATTTACGGAGATGCTCTTGAATGGGGTAAGCAATACGAACCCGATGCCTTTAATTATTTCGCAAGAATTACATTTGATGAGTTTACCTACTACGGAGGTGAGACCTATGTTTTTATACCATACGGAGACCATAGCGGCTATTCTCCTGACGGTTTAAGTAAAGATGCCATCTTAGAAATTAAATGCCCTTATAACTCAGCAATTCACCTTAAAAACTTTACTATCTACGATGCCGATAGTTTAAAGGCTTTGCACCCTGAGTATTACTGGCAAATGCAACTTGGGATGATTGCTGCTGATTTAGACAAAGGCTACTTTGTTAGTTACGATCCACGAATGCCACAAGGAAAGGTCATTCACGTTGCGGAAATAGA